CGCCTTGGAACAAGAACTGGTCACCAACAGCAGCAGGCGCAGTCAGCGTGATGGTCACACTGTTCGTCTCTAGGTAGTCCAAACCAAGGTTTAGCCTGAGCCCGTTTCGGAAGACCTGTAACGTGTCAGTACCAGGCAGATAGGCGAACGTGGTCAGCGAAAACGTAGTCTGGCTCGCAGTCGCAGTAATGAGCTGCGTGGAGATGTCGAACACAGAGCTTGGAGCATCTGTTTGGTCAAACGCAGAGAAGACCAGAGCACGGTTCTTGTTCCTAACAGTAATCGAGTAAGTGTCAGTCGAAGAGTAGAACCTGCTAGGCGTCCCTTGCCTGCTTGGATAGCCACCAACAGTACGAACAGGCTGTGCAGCAGGAATGGTCAATGCTGCGTCCCAGAACACGTTTACAGGGGCAGTCTCTGGATTCAGGTTAGACTGGCCGATAAAGATGTAACCGCCCTCTAACGGGGCTCCTGTCGTGTCGGTAAAGAAGGGAAATGGAGATACGATGGAAGAGGACATTACTGGGACTCCTGTTGAGGTTTGTTTGAAACCTTTGATTCTTGAGCCTTCAAGACATCTCCAAGGCGTTTCATCAAAGAAAATTCTTCAGGAGATCCAGCTTTAACAGAGGGCAGCTTTAAGAGCAATTCTCGAACTGGTTTAGATTCGTAGATCCTTGTAGCTGCTGTGCCCAGACCTGTGGCAGCAAGCACTCCTGCAACTCCTCCAAAAATACTTGTTAAAAAACTTCCCATTCCAAATGCAGAAAGTTGCGTTCCTGTTGGAGGATTTGCCGCAAAATCTCCGGCGCGTTTCGTAAACGCTAGAGCACGAGTTAATCCTTCAAGCTGACGCTTTTCATCTTTTTTAAAGAAAATGCCAGTCTCATCCTCTAGCTTTTTTACTTTGCTCAAGAATGTATTTGGATTCAAATCCTCAACTCCTCCAGCCTGGTCTGCGGCCTTTCTTAAAATTGCAGCTCTAGCTGTAGCCCTGCCATTGGCGTCAAGGTTGTCGTAAAGCCTTTGGATTGAGCTTTTGTTCTGCGAAAATAACAACTCTCGAACCTTCTCTGGAGTTGTGTCTGCGTTGTTTAAGACTTTCCTTAGCGTGTTGTCTCTAAGCTCATCTGCCAGATCAGACAAATTCTTATTTCCTATCCTCCATCTTGTGTAATCAGTTCTTGTGCCTTCTGATTTGATGAAGTCGCCCATGTCTTCGCGTAGAGCGCCATAAATTGCTTCTATTGACTTTTGTCCTTCATCTTTGACAGTAGCCATTTCTGGAGCATTAAACTGCAACCCTAGCAGTTTTCTTCTGGATTCTAGGGTGCTCAAATCTTTCCCGATTACATCAAGTCCAAACGACTCAAGTTGAGCGATTGCGCTGTCATAACCGCCAGTTTCGCTGATGTTTCGCAGCCTTTTAATTTCGTCATCAACAACTTGAATAGTGCGATCAACATTTGGCTTTTTCCCTGTTGCAGAAAGCCTATCAATCACATCCATTTTCATGGATTTGAATTTGTTGACTATGCTCATTCGCCTGTCAGTCAACTGCTTTGTCAGTTCTTGCAAATAGTCTGTTCCAGGAATGTCTGCGCCAAAGTCTTGAAGCAGATCTTTGGCAACAGTAATTCTATTTACTTCCTGTTGTTGTAACAGGCTTCCAGTTCCATACGGAGTCATTTCTCTGGCTTTTGCCAGCGCGTTTTCCAAAGGAGTTTTTGGAGGGAAAGCCTGCGAAGTAAGCGGTTCAATGCCAAGCTGCTCTGCTTCACGAAGTCCCTTAGGAGTCATTGCTCCTGCCAAAGACCGTTCTGCGCCAACAAACGAGCCAAGCATGCCGCCTCCAAGGCCAGCCAACATCTGCCCCGGAACACCAACACCAGCCTGTTCTGCAAGTTGAGTTGCGCCGGCTGCTCCTGCAGCTCCCATCATCTGTTGACCGGGCTGTGATGCTAGCATCTCTCCAGCAACTGCTCTTAACGAGGCAGGAGCAGCGCCTGCCATTAGAGCCTTGCCAATGCCAACACCAGCAGCAGTCTCGGCCATTGCGCCAGTCATTGCCTGAGCAACCTTTGCAGACGACATTTCTGCTTTAGGAACACCAAGGTACGTCAACAGATGTTGCATAGCCTCATCAGGCTTGCTGTAGTTCGTGCCAAAGGTTTGGTTGATGCCTTCGAGTATAGGGCCGCTCAACGCAGCAGCAGCAGCTCCGGCAGCAGCTCCAGGAATGGCTCCAACGCCAGCAAGCGGTGCTCCCATAGCAGCTCCAGCCAGTGCTCCTGCACCAATCGTAGCTGCGCCTCGAAGTGCTCCACCTGCGATCTGTGCCGGCTGAGATGCTTGCGGCTCGACGTTGCCCATTGGCTGCTGAAGCATCCCAGCCTGTTCTACTGGCATTTGCGCGCCGGCAGGAGCCTGCTGCTGATTGTACAACGCCATTAAATCAGCATCAGAGAGCTTGGACAGATCCTGAGGCTGTGCCTCTACTGGCTGCTGTTGCTGTTTGTACAGAGCCATCAACTCTGCGTCTGACAGTGTAGACAGGTCAGCCATATTATTTGTTTAACGGAAGTCCGCGCCTGAGCATTTCGGCTTGTACTGGGTTCAAGCCAGTAGGAGCGACAGGAATGTTGCCAGTGCTTATGGGCAGCCCGGGTGCGCCAGCAGGACTAGCAGCCTGCTTCTTCGCATCCTCAAGAAGCTGCTCGCTGCTTGGAAGCACAAAGATGTTTTTGGGATCAAGACCTCGCTTCCTGTATACAGGCTCAAGATTACTTTGATACTCTTTGTATTGCTTTTGCGGAGCTTGAAGCATTTTGAATGCTTGATCTTTTAGCTCCTTACGCTTCGCATCACTAAGCGAGCCATCATTTGCCAACTTTGCCTGAAGTGATCCAATGTAATCACTCAAAGTAACATTTTTGACTCCTCCCTTTTCTGTGACACTAACAACAGATCCAGGATCTCCCATTTTAACAAACTGAGTCAAAAGCGTCTCGTCTCCAGATGCATTTGGAGCCGCTTCTTTCATCATCTCAAAGGCTGTGCGGCTATCAATGTACTTTCGCACAAATGGATTAGATTCAATGTGAGCACGTTCTGCTGCTTCAAGTTTGAATATCTCTTGTTTATTCTTCTGAATATCGGCTAAAGAAACCCCATTGTCTGCCTCGTACTTTTTGATCCTGTTTTCTAGTAACTGGTTTTCTGTGGCGGCCTGTTCTTTTTTAGTCTTTGCCTGAGTTTCTTCTAATTTCCCTTTCAACTCCGAGGCAGTAACAAGTTGATCTAGCTTGGTCTTGTCAGTTCCAAAGTGCCCAAGAATCGTAGCGTATGCTAGGGCCGGGTCTTGGTCTAACTGAGAGCCGCCAAAATTTAAAAAATTTAATGCAGTTGTAAATCCAAGTTTTTCAGCGTCTAACTTTGCTTGGTCTACAATTGATTTAGCAACATCTGGACGATTTTGTGCAATCGCAATCCCAGCTTTCATTGCCGCATCATCCACAAGCGTCTTTTCAGGCTTAGGTTGACTTGCCCAAAAATTTATAACTCCTTCAGTGGCCTTTGGGTTAATAGCAGCACCTCTTGCTGCAATTGACCTAACCTCGCTTTCAGACCATTGCTCAACAGGTTTACTTGTAAAGTTTACAAGTTCCTTTTGAAAATCAGATTGTCTTCGTAGTTGCTCATTTTGAAGCCTGGCGCCCTTTAATGCTTCAGCAGAAGCTGCTGTTGCCTGTCCAATTTGATTGATCCTAGCACGTTCAGCCTCAATCTGAAGCGGCTGCATCTGCTGCTGAAAAGCCGCATTCTGCTGCTGAATGGCTGCCTGCTGTTCAGCAAGCTGACTCTGCTGCTGGAGCCCTTTAAGCTGCTGGATGCCCAATAGGCTCTGAAGGAAGTTTTGAGCCGGGGGCTGCGGGATATTAACTGTGTAGTCGTAAGGTCCAGCCATAAAGATTAACCTTCGGGTGATGCGTTAGCGCCAAATGTGCGTTGAAACGGGTCTAGCGAATCGGTCATTTGCGTTTTTCCAAATAAGCTACCACCTCCAAGCCCTCCTTTATTGAGTGCATTGAACAACATGTAGTTCTGCACACCTCCACCAATAGCGTTGCTAACTCCACCGAGTCCCTGAGCAAACGCATTTGCGGCACCAATCTGACCAGCAGCCTGTGCCTGTCCTTGACCAACCATCAAGTTACCAATGTTTTGGGCAGCGCTCTGCTGTGCTGCTGCTGTGCCGGCAGCAGAAGCCTGACCAACGCCGAGTAGGTTCTGAGCGGAACCAGATCCAAGGCTTGTAAGTCCAGCCAGTTTGCCGTACTGGGCCTCGATGAGTTGGTTTAACAGGTTTGGCCTAAACTGAGCCAAGGCGCCCTGTACGTTGCCACCTCGAAGTCCACCAGTGGCAGAGGCATTTTGTAAGATGCCCTGCTCGCCCTGTTTGGCAAGCTCCTGAAACAATGGTCCCTGCTCGATTTGTTGGATGGCTTGTCTCTGCCGTTCTGCGCCAAGTTGAGCATAGCTCTGATCCTGAAGGATCGGCTGCATCAACGCTTCACGTTCCGCGTAAGCCTTAGACTCAATGTCTCGAATGCCAGCTTGAGTCTGATTTTGAAACTGAGCCAACAGACCAGCTTGAATGTCTTTTCTCGATACTCCTTTTGGCGTGGGAGCCTTTTTGTAATCTGCTGACTTCTGGAACGCCTTTAGCTCTACATCTCTCTGACGTTGGTAATCTGCAATGTTAGCCTTTGTAACATCAGCAATATTAGTAAACTGAGGAGACTGTTGAAGCTGATAGAGAGCACGTTGACGATCTGCTTCACCACCAAGACCAACCAGAGCCTGCATTCCTTGCAGTGCCCCAGGACCAGCTTGAACATACGGCTGAGTCAAATTTGGCTGACCAGCTTGAATGTAAGGAGAGAGAAGCTCGCGAATGGCGTCAAACTGACGGCGCTGCTCATCAATAGCCTTCCCTTGTGACTTGGCCTGTGTGTCTGCCGCAGCTTTTGCCGCTGCCGCGCCTTTACTTCCACTATATATCGAAGCTCCAGCAGACGCAGCAGTAGCTCCAATAGCTAAAGCAGTACCAGTTGTTAGTGCCATATTAGTTAAGACGTTTGATGTAGATGGTTTCAGAGGGCTCGTATCCAAGCCGCTTCAAAACAGGACTGTAGTCTTTAGAAGCAGTCACATGTTGTGTCACAAAAAGCACGCCATCACTTTTTAGCTGCTCATCGCACCACCTCAAAAATTTAATTGCATTGAATCCAAGCCTAACACTTGGATGCAAAAACATTACATCATGCTGTGCAGTTAGGTGTCCGTACTCTGGATGTGCGACTACAGCAAAAACATTGTAGCCCTTTAGTTGTCCATTTTCTCTTAGAGTGTACATTCTAAGCATCCCATTTGTATCTAGGTGCTCATACATCTCTTTTGGCACTCTGATTTTGACATCAGAAATAACTCCACCAATCTCCTCGTTGTGCATCTGTCCAAGCGGCAATGCTTCCTCTGCGAATCTTTCCGTGTAAGATTCGCGATGAAACTCAATTGCAGCCTGTTCAGCACACACCATACTAGGTGATCTCCCTCCCAGAGGCTGTAAACGTTAATGCAGAAGCAGTCCCTGCCAGTGTCGAGATGAACCCACCAGCTTCGAGAACCTGACCAACCAGTTCAGGGCACAGGTAAGTCTCGCCGGGCACAATCGAGCGAGTCTTAACTACCAAGTTCGAGTTGCCAGCAGAACCACCAGACACGATGAGGTTGACGCTCAACGTCACGTTAGCCGTGTTCGTATTTGTCACAGTCGCCTTGTCGATGATGGTCTTACAGTTGACAGCGGTGTACTGTGCAGTCTGAGAGTTCTCAAGCTGCTTAGGCGGGATGATGTTTTTGACTGTAACAGCCATAGTTAGGAAATGTTGTCGGTAACAGTGAGAATCACTGAAGGGATGCCAGGATGTGGTGCGCTGGCTGCCGAGGCCAATATCTGGCAAGAGGTGTCATCTGTGCTCCAAGTCAACTCGAAGTAATCTCCGGCGTTGAGTTGCAACACGAAATTCCACGCGGCAACTGTCTCTGCGTTGTTGCCTTGAATGCGAATCTGCGTTGCAGAGTCTGGAATGTCAATTCCATTCACCCTAACCCAAATAAAGACAAGACCAACTCCGCCCGATATTTTATCAAGCTGAGCAGAGAACTGAAAGTTGTAGATGCCCTCTGTATCAATGTAGATCCGGCTGTTTGGCGTGCCAGTGTAGACACCAAAAGACAGGTCCGTTGCGTTCAGCGTCATCGGATACGCCGTACTGATGGCAGCAGCAGTCTGAGTCTGCGTGCTGTGAAACGCACCATAGCGTTTTCTGCGCACCTCGTTGATGACTGGCGGCAAAATATCAGTTTGCGCAACAATTTGTGTAGTTGGCGGGGCAATATCCGAAACAGTGCTGACTTCCACGCTTCGAGGAGCCAGTGCCAGCAGTTCGACTGCGTCAGCTAATCTGGTGATAGCGGACAGTGCTTGAATGGCCTTAGAATCGGCGTTCTGTGCGTTTACAGAGACCTCCTCAACTATAGCTGCGCTGTCGTTGAGGCTGGACGGGATGAGAGCGAAAAGCTGCTCGAAAGCCCGGATTGCCCGTTGAGAGGGCAGAAACTCAGCCAGCTCATTACGAGTGATCTTGTATGGCCCCTCGATCATACCACAAGTGGTTCGACTCTGGCCTCCAGTCGGGCCACAGAAAGCTGTGCATCACTGGTGCCCCGGAACTTCTGTGCTCTCCACTGCCTCATGCGCCCCTGCTGTAGCCATGACAGCCTCTTGCCACGCACACCAGTCATGCCAGCCTTGCAGACTCGTTCCTGACTCCAGGTTACGCCATCCTCTGTGTACGAGGTCCAGATGCTTGGGTCAGTGCCAAAGATCGAGTTGCCAGTCAGCGAGACAAGTTCCAGTTCGTGGAACAATAGCCCCCGGCTTTCGTTGTACAGGATGATGGTCGAGAACTCCCAGCCATTCAGGACACCCCAGTGAGAGGACAGCGAGTCAGACAAGTAGCCGAACGCAGTGCTTGCCGGGTCACCCACACTCCAGCGGTTATACACCCAAACGAGGTTCTTCGCACGATACTGACTGTTCCCAACAAGGCTGGTCGCCAATGTGAACCAGACTGGAGCGCCGGCGCCAGTGGTCGCTGCCGCGTCAAACACGAGCGTCTGATTGG